ACTACTTGCAGTACTTCGTCAATGACCTCGGGAACCAGTCGGGCGACGCCTTTGTCTGGTCGACGAACCCGATTGCCGTTGTCGACATCGGCGCCGTGCAGGATCCGACGTCGCTTCGGATGACGCCTGGCGCCAAGTGGTTGGCGAATCCCGCCGGCGTGCAGTTCACCACGCCGCCGCAAGGCGCCGCGCAAGCCGGCTTCGAGGCCGTCAATGGCTTTCTCGGGATGGCGGATACGCTGGTCGCGCCGACGCCGGCGCGGCCCATGGGCTCCCAGCAACAGGCGGGTCCGCAGGATTCTGCCGGGCTCGCGGCGCAACTGGCAGATAGCGCGGTCGATCTCCGCGCCATCGTCGAGAACCTCGAAGATGACGTCATGGTGCCGCTCCTCGAGCGCTCCGACATCCTCTCGCAGCAATGCCTCGACCGCGACATCATCTTAAAGGTGGCGGGGCAGGACGGCGTCGAGCTCCTCGAGCACCCTATCACCGTCGCCGACCTCGTCGGCGAGTACGAGTGGGAATGGCTCGGCACCACGTCGGCACTCAATCAACAAGTGCGGGCACAGCAGATGGTGCAGGGGATCGCGCTCCTCGTGCAGATCCCGTCCGACCAACTCGCCGCCCAAAGTGTTACCGTCGATTGGCAGTATGTGCTGACCGAATACTGGTCGCTCGGGCTCGGGCTCCCGAACGCCGACCGCGTGCTAAAGAGCGCCGGCCCGAAAGAGGCGCAGGACTGGCGGTGGGAGAATGCGCTGGCGCGCGTCAACCGCGCGGAGGAGCTCCAGGTGTCGCCCGCCGACGACCACCTCGCGCATATCCAGGGCCATCAGCCCATGCTCGACAAGGGCATTCTGCAGGACGACGCGCACGACGCGCTCCAGAAACACGTGCAGGATCACATTGCGTTTGCCGTTGCCGCCGAGGTGCAGAAGTTGCAGGCGCAGATGGCCGCCATGGCCGGCCCGGGACTTGGCCCCCCGGGCGCTCCGGGGCCTCCGGGTGGCATGCCTCCTCCGCCCGGCGGTCCACCCGGCCCGATGGGACCGCCACCGCCCGGCGGCATGCCGGGGCCGCCTCCAGGGGGCCCACCGCCCGGGCCGCCGGTGGTGCCCATGCCCGGCGGCGCCCCGATCCCGCCCGCACCCGTCGTTCCCGCACCCGGCGCCATCCTGCCGCCCCCACCCGCCGCGTTCGCCCCCGGCGTCCCCGGCCGCGGCATCAATCAGCTCGCCCGCCAGGTGGGCGGCACTCCGAAACTCCCCAAGCCGCATTCCGACGCCCGCAACCGCGCCAAGGCGTTGATGGGTATTCGGCCGCCGGCGCCCCTCGGGCAGGGGCGTATCGGCGATACGCGCAATCTCTCCGATCTCTTTCGCCGCCTCCCGCGGCTCCCGAGATAGATGGACATTGAAGGCGAGCTCCGGTTGCTGCGACCGAAACGGGGGGACGTGCTCGCCCTATATATCGACCTCTTCGCTCTTGAAGATGCAGAGGGCCTCTCGCGCGTGTTGGGTGACTTGCGGCGCGACGGCGTCGTCGTCGTGCTCCTCCCGAATGATGCGGCAAGCATGCAGATACCGGGCCGCACGGTGCGCGAGCTCCTTGACGACTGGGTGCGCCCGCACGGGTTTATGGTCGTGCCCCGATAGGAGGAATGGCATGGCAAAGGATTGGATCAAAGGCGCAATCAGCAAGCCCGGAGCGTTCAAGGCGAAAGCAAAAGCTGCGGGCAAGAGTACGGCGGGCTACGCCGCATCCGTCTTGAAAGAGGGCTCGAAGGCGTCGACCAAAACCAAACGGCAGGCGGCGCTTGCGCAGACGTTGTCGAAGATCCGCAAGGGCAAGGTCGCCATCGTGCTGCCGCTCCTCGTCGCCCTTGCGGGCATCGCCGGGGCGGCGCAGGTCTCGTGCCCGAATGCGTGGTTGATCGGTCCGGCGGCGCAGGCCGCGGTTGCGGTCGGCCCGGGACAGATTGTGGCCCGCGGCAATACCTCGCTCGTCGTGCAGGCCGTCTCGCCGTCTGGCACGGCGACGGTGATTCTCGAGATGTGCTGTAGCCCGATCGACTGCACCGCCGCGGGTACGTGGGCGCCCGTCACCAATGGCTCGATGTCGCTCGCCGCGGCGACGCCGGCGCAAGTCGTCTCGGTAATCTCGCCGGCGTGTACGTACCGCGCGAATGTGACGGCATGTACGGGGTGCGCCGTCAATGTGGCCGCCGCATGTGGCGGTCCGTAACGGTCGCGGCCCTCCTCGTCGCCGCGCTCGCGTGGGCGCAACCGTCGCAGGTCGGGTGCGGCCCGGCGCAAGCGAGTTGCGGGCCGGCGATTGTCGCCCTGTCAACGGTGACTATCCCGGCATCGGTGGGCTCCGATACCAACTGTGTCACGAATACGGCTCCTGTCCCCACCGGCAATGAGACGGGCTGGATCGGAGATGTGGCCTATGGGCAAACGTGCCCGACCGGCGCCAACGGCAGTGGCTACGACGTTACGGCGATCTCGCAATACATTGCGGGCGCGGTGCCCGGGACCAAGTTCCGGTGCTCCGTCTACGATGCGGGGTCGCCGCATACGTACGTCGCGGCGGGCTGCGATACGGTCGAAGCGACGCTCTCGGGCAGTCCGCAAACATACGTCACGCTGGCGACAACCGGTAGCTGCCATCTCGCCCCCGGAACCCGCTACTGGATCGCCTGCGCGCCGAATGACGGCAGTGTCGGCTTTGGGGAGGTCGGGACGGTCTGCGGGGCCTGTTACCGCTTTACCCCTGCGGCGTACCCGCCGCCGTGGCCCACCACGCTCCCCGGCGGCAGCACGGTTGGTGCCTCGATGGCTAGCTATCTAACGGCCATTGCTACCAGCGGGACCACCACGACGACGAGCACCACGACCACGACCACACTCGTCTCCGTCCTTATCCCGACGGCGGTCGGCGCCGACACAAACTGCCCCACGACGCCGCCGGTGCAGAACGCCAACAATGCGAGCGGGTGGACCAGTTATGTCCTCTTCGGACAGACCTGCACGGTCGGCGCGAACGCGCACGGCTATGATGTAACGGCCATTTCGGTCTGGGTCGTCGCGGCCACGGCGGGCGGGCACGCGAAGTGCTCCGTGTACGATACCGCGCTGAATCACGTCGCGGCGGGCTGTGACAGTGTGGAGGCGACGCTCGCGGCGAACCCGAATGCCTACGTGACGATGGCGACCACGGGGGCCTGCCACCTCGCCGCCTCCGTGCGGTACTGGATCACCTGCGCGACCGATTCCGGAACCACTGCCTGGGGGACCAACTCGGCGGCGCCCACGCACTACCAGGGGGGGGTGTCCTACCTGACGCTCTGGCCCTCGACGATCGCGTCGAGCGCCACTAACCCGGGCATCATCGCGCAATATCTGACGGCGACGCCGACCCCATAAGGTGAGGCAAAACTGCGCTGGGAGGAATTCGTATGAGTCCAGGACGCGTCTTCGATATCGTGGCGATCATTTGTTTCGGGCTGGCGGCGATCCCGATTCCCGCGCAGCCCGTCAACCTGACCGCGCTCGGCCTCGTCTTTTTCACCCTCGGGCATCTCTTCCCCTGACACTCCGGGTGCCCTCCGGGGCTTGACTCGCGGAATCGGTGCGCTAAGACGCCCCTTCCCGATGGCACGCAAAGGTTTGCCGCCGGGATTCCTGAAACGCGGCGGCAAGGGTAAAGGCCCGATGCCGCCCGCACCGAAGGGCAAGAACGGCAAGAAGGCCGTCGTTGCGAAAGGCGCGCCGCTCGCGTCGCCACCCCCGCGCCAGCGCGTCACCCCGGGCATGCAGCCGCCGGTGCAGGTGCCCATTCAACGCGCCCCCGCCGCGTTGATTATCCGCGGCGGACCGCCACCGGACGAAGGCGCCGAGGGCGGCGGAATGCCGCCGGAGATGGGGCCGGCAATGGCGGCCGGCGTCGGCGGATCGCCGATGCGCCGGCGCGTCGCGCAGGCGATGCGCGGCGGCCGGATGGCCTTTTAGGGTATGGACCCCGAGCTCATCCCGATCGACGAAGCCGAGCTGAAACGCCTGACGGCGCAGCTCCGCGCGACGTCGTACCACGAGCACCTCGAGCGCTACGTTGAGGAGCGCATTGCGTATCTGCTCGACAAGGATCTGGCTGAGCCGAATCTCGTCATGAAGTGCCGCGGGCAGATCGAGGAGCTGTCGCACCTCCTCCGCCCCGCATTCGTACAGACGTTGGCGCTCCTCGGGCTCCGCGCCCGTGCCGAACGCGACGCCGCCGCCATCCGGCCCCAAAACCCAGAAGAGACGCCGCGGGATTGGTGGATTGATCCACCCGACGTGGCGAGTGAGCGCCCGGTACCCTGACCATGGCCGACGAAACCACCGCCCCGACCGCACCCGCACCCCAGGAACCGCCAGGTGGGGCTCCCGCACCGGAACTTACCCCGCCCGGTGTGGCCCCCGCCGTCGATGCTTCCGAGTTAGAGCGGCTCCGGGCCGACAATGCGCGCTATCAGGCTGATGTCGCCGCGCATGCCGCCGTTTTGCGGGTGCTCTCGCAGCAGCAAGGCGGGCAACAGGTCGAGCAGCCCGTCCAATTGGTCCGGTTGCCGCCCGAACGCGCCCGCCGGCTCGCCCAATCGCTCGGGGGCGACTGGAACGAGGCGCATGTGCAGGCGCACGTGCCGATTTTCGCCGCCTTCCTCCAGGAATTGGCGAGCCCGATCCTGACCGGGCTCGAGGGCATGGCCGACGTCGTCGACCTCGTGCAGACGCGGCAGGAAATGCAGGATTACAAGGACTTTTCCGACGAGGTCGACCAGTTGCGGGCCGATTACCGCAGCCGCGGGCAGACCGTCACCCGAAAACAGGCCGTGGCGGTGGTGCAGTCGCGCCGGATGCAGGATCCCGCCTATGTCGACCGCCTCCTGGCGCGTCGGGAGCAGGAAAAAGCGATGGAACAGCAACGCCGGGCCGCCGGGGCCGCCGCGACGATCACCGAGGGCGGCGCCACGGTGCAAAAGGCCGGTCCGGAGCCGACGAAGCAGCCCCGCGCGCCGCAATCCAAGGAAGAGTTTGCGCGCATGTCGCTCGAGGAGAAACGGAAGGCGCTCGAGGGCGCTACGATCTGAGGGAGAGGGCTTTTTAGGAGGGCCGTGCCATGCCTGGAAGTACCTACAACTATTCCGACCCGGGATTGTCGACCAGTTCGACACTCGTCAACGACCTCGCGCCGCTTTGGTTACAGGACGAGCTGCTTGCCATCGCGGAGAAGCTCACCGTCTTTCAGGATATCGGCGACACGCCGACGATGCCCGAGGGCGAGGGCGTGACCTATTCGGCGCAGCGCTACGAGCGGCTCCCGCTTCCCGGCAGCCCGCTCACGGAAGGGATCACACCCGACGCGACGCCGCTCGTCGTCAACAAGGTGACGGCCGTCCTCCAGCAGTGGGGCATGGTGTGTTCCCTGAGTGACGTGGCGATGATGACGACGAAGCATCCCGCGTTGCAAGCCGCCAAGGACCGCCTCGGGAACGCCTCGGCCGAGCTCCAGGACCGGGAGATCCAAAAGACGCTCATGGGCGGGGGCGTGGTCGTGTTTCCGGGCGCCAAGACGGCGCGGTCACAATTGGCCTCGGGTGACGTACCGAATACCACCTTCATCTCGAGCATCGTCGCCACGCTCCGCCAGCTCGGCGCCCCCAGCTTCGCAGGCTCGATGTTTGCCGGCGTGATCGACCCCTATACTGAGATGGATATTGGTGTGGACCCGACCTTCGTCTCCTCGCACCAATATGCCGAGACGACGGCCATCTTCAACGCCGAGATTGGCCGGTGGCGTGGTGTCCGCTGGAAGCGCTCGAACCTGATCCCTATCCTCTCGCAGCTCGCAACCGGTGCCGGGGGCGTGACGGCGGCCGCATTGACCGCGCTGCCGACCGGGGACACGGGTTTTGCCGCCGGCGGCAGTGTCAAGGTCACCGCGACGCTTGCCGACGGTGCCGGGCTCGATGCCAAGCAGATCGCGACGACGACGGTCACCAACGCCGCCGCGTTTGACGTCCAGTTCACCATCAGCGCAACGGCGCCGACGGGCCGGTACAATCTCTACGTCTCGCAGGTTGCGGGCGCGGTGCCGCTCTATGCCGGGATCGTGAACTTCACCACCGGTAACGCCCTGACGGTCAACGTCGCGCAGGCGAGTGGCGGGGTGTCGATTGCCGCCAACCCGAATGGCGCCCCGGCCGGTGCCGACCCGCCCGCCACCGGCACCGTGCACACGGGCTACATCTTTGGCAAGAGCGCCTTTGCGGTGCCGGCCATCGGTGCCCGGGTGCAGGCGACCTTGACGCCCGCCACCGCAACCGATTCCGACCCGTTGCAGCAGCGCCGGAAGGCCGGATTTAAGTTCTTCACGAAGACCTGCATTCTGAACGTGGACTTCTATCGGCGTTTCGAGTGCATGAGCGCCTTCAACTAGATGGGGCGCCCGCGGAAATATCCCGAGTCACCGGCGGTGGTGCCGAATATCGGGCCGCCGGTCCCCGACGCCGACCCCGATGGGCCGCCGACGCCCGAGGAGCTCGAGGACATGGAGCCGGGGCAGCTCGTGACGGTGGCGCTCGAGTGGCCGCGGATGAAAATCACCCCTGCCATGCTCCACGCACTCAATACGACGGTGCGGGAGCTCAACCAGGCCGACGACGAGCACGGGAAGTCACTCCGTCGTCAGTGCATCTCGCGGCTCGGGCGCTGCGGACACATCGAGCTCCATCCCGGGTGCCAGATGGTCACGATTGACGTTCCGGTGCTGAAGCGCGCCGACGGCCGCGGCGGCGTGTGGTACGTCCAGATCAATGACCGGAGATTCGTCGGCAAGTGCGAGGTGTGGGAGTGCGAGGCGCGCACGATCCTCGAGCTCGTGTACCACTATCGGCAGGTCGAGCACGACCGCATGAGCGACGATAACCACATGATTGACCTCGACACCGGCGGCATGGTGGCGGAGCGCGCCCGGGCGATTCAACGGGCCTGAGCGATGGCGGGGCGCACGCCAAAATACTCGGGCCAGATCGTCAAGGTGACGGGCGAGGGGGAGCATGTGACGCTCGCCTTCACCGCCGGGACCGTCAAGGAGCTCCGCGAGGCCGTCGGCGTCGTTGGGGCCGTCGCCGCCGAGCGCGTGAACGCGAACAACGCCGCCGTGCTCGACGCCGCATCGACCTTCGAGCAGCGCCAAACGCAAGTCTACAGTAACGCCGTCGCGCAGCTCCGCCGCGAATTTCCAGGTCTGACGGCCCCGCCGCCCGGCGACGAGACGAATTCGCATGCCGACGATCCCGCCGGGCCGCTACACACGCCAACGGATCCGTGACCTGGCATTGAATCGCGCGGGCAACCGCGCGCTTGACGCCGACGCCACGGATTTTTTGTCCCAGCACCTCTTCGAGCTCTACACGCTCGCCGACTGGCCGTTTCTCTACGTGTCGGCGCCGCTCTCGATCACCGGGCAAACGGTCAACCTGCCGGCGGATTTCGTGTCGGTGGCGGACGATCACGGGTTGCAGATCGTCGCCATCGACGGGCAGCCGACGCCGGATAGCTTCGTTGCCGAGGTCGCCCCCGAGCTCCTCGCCGCCCGCTCCGGGCCGGGCATGGGGAGCGGCACGCCGCCGCAGTACTACGCCATCTCGCGGGCGGCGACACAGGCGAGCTTCGCACCCGACCCGTCGGGCCACCGGCTCGACGCGATTCTCCGGTATCGCCGCCTCCCGCCCGAGCCGGCGCCGGCCGACGAGCCCGCCGACGTACCCGTGTTTCCGTACCACAACTACCTCGTGCAAGCGGTCTTTGTGTTTGCGCTCGAGCATGAACGAGACCCGCGGGCGCAACAGGAGGCGGCCAACCGCGATACGCTCTTGTCGAACATTCGCCGCGGGCAGGCGCCGCTGCGTTCCCAGCGCTCCGATATCCCGCTCGACCCGCTCGTCTTTCGCACGCCGTATCGGGGTTGGTGATGCCGGGCGCCTCTGACAGAGAGCATCCGATCCCCGTCCGGCGCTTCACCGGGACGATTCTCTCGATGGATCCGGCATTCGTGCCGCCCGGGTTTCTCACGTTCTGCAACAATTG